GGTCATCCTCGCGCGCGATGTTTTTCTAGCGTCAGATGCAAAAGGTCTCAAACGGTAAGAAGCAGTAAGTATTTGGGTATGGCGTCCCCAGCCGTTTGAGAGTTCAATAGTTCACTACCATTGTCTTGAACTAGGAGCGTTACCGCTTGCTTGTCACCTTCAGCGAGTTCGCAGCGTTGAAAGGCTGCGCTAAGGGCACGGTTACCGCTGCAACAAAAAGCCGAATATCGGCTGCGGTGGTGGACAAGGATGGCAAGCGGTGGCTGGACCGCGACCTAGCGCTAGAGCTGTGGAACCGGAACACCAAGGCAACGTATAACGCCAAGGTCAGCCGCGCTGATCCGGTGCCAGTGGTGGCTAAGACGCCGCGGGAGCTCAAGCGGGCGATTGAAGCGTTGCCGGATGACGCGATTCCTGATCTGAACGAAAGCCGGGCACGGCGGGAGCATTACCAGGCGGAGCTCAGCAAGCTGCAGGTAGCGCAACAACGAAAAGAACTGGTGCCAGCCGACGAGGTAAAGAAACAAGCATTTCAGATTGGTCGCAGCGTGCGTGAAGCGCTGAGCAATTTGGCAGATCGGCTTAGCCACCAGCTGGCGGGCGAAACTGATCCAGCGGTGATCCATCAGCTGCTGAGCGAGGAGCACCGTGGTGCGCTGCTGTCGCTAGCTGAGGTAGAGCCGTGAACGTTTGGCGCGAGGCATTCATGGAAGGCCTGCGGCCAGAGCAGGACCTGACAGTGAGCGAATGGGCTGATCGGTACCGGATGCTGAGCAGCAAGGCAAGCGCCGAGCCGGGCCCATGGCGCACCAGCAGGACGCCGTACCTGCGCGAGCCGATGGACGTGCTAAGCAGCAACAGCCCGATTCAGCGGGTGGTGCTGATGTTTGCGGCGCAGACGGGCAAGACCGAGGCCGGCAGCAACTGGCTGGGCTACGTGATCGCGCACGCGCCGGGGCCGATGCTGGCGGTGCAGCCAACGGTGGAGATGGCCAAGCGGTTAAGCAAGCAACGGCTTGAGTCGATGATCACCGAAACGCCGATTTTGGCGGAGAAGATTGCGCCAAGCCGGAGCCGGGACTCGGGGAACACGATGTTTTCTAAGGAGTTCCCCGGCGGGATGATGCTGCTGACTGGAGCCAACTCGGCGACAGGTCTGCGCTCAACGCCGTGCCGTTACATCTTTTGCGATGAGGTGGACGCGTTCCCGCCGGATGTGGACGGCGAGGGCGACCCGGTGAGCTTGGCGGAAAAGCGAGCGACGACGTTCGCGCGGCGAAAGATCTTGCTGACTAGCACGCCAACGGTGAAAGACTTTTCGCGGATCGAGGCGGAGTATGAGCGCAGCGACCAACGGCGGTTTTATGTGCCGTGTCCATGCTGCGGGGCGATGCAATGGCTGAAGTGGCCGCAGCTGAAATGGGAAAAGAACGACCCAAGCACAGCCGTTTACGAGTGCGAGGTATGCCGCGAGCGGTTTGCGGAGATCCACAAGCCGGCGATGCTGCGGCAGGGTGAATGGCGGGCGACAGCACCAAGTGACCGCAAGACGGCGGGGTTTCAACTGTCGGGGCTGTATTCACCTCTGGGCTGGCTGAGCTGGGCCGACATGGTGGACGACTTTCTGCGGGCCAAGGCAGATGCGCCGATGCTCAAGAGCTTTGTCAATACGCGGCTGGCGGAGACCTGGGAGGAAGACTTTGCCAGCAAGGTGAGCGCAGCAGGCCTGGTGGAGCGCTGCGAGAGTTACGCGCCTGGGCGGGTGCCTGAGCGGGCGCTGGCGGTGACGATCGGCGTGGACGTGCAGGACAACCGGTTAGCGGTAAGCGTATGGGCGTGGGGCCGCGAGGAGGAGGGTTGGCTGATGGACCACCAAGAGGTTTACGGCGACCCAAGCGGGCCGGAGCTGTGGAAACAGCTTGATGTGCTGGTGCTGAACAAATGGGAGCACGATGGCGGCGGCGAGCTGGTGGCGGATGCGGTCGCGATCGACTCAGGGGGGCATTACACCGCGGAGGTGTACCAGTACGCGCGGGAGCGGCAGGCGTCGGGCGTGATTGCGATCAAGGGCCAGAGCCAGCGCGGCAAACCACCGATCGGCAAGGCGACTAAGGTGGACATCAACGCCAAGGGCCGAGTGCTGAAGCGCGGCGCGCAGGTGTTCCCGGTCGGTAGCGACACGGTAAAGACCACGCTGTTCGGGCGGCTGAAGCACAACGAGCCAGGACCGGGCTACTTGCACTTTCACCAGCAGACGGGCAGCGAGTATTTCGAACAGCTGACGGCAGAGAAGCAGGCGCTGCGATACGTGAAAGGTTTTCCGGTGAGGGAGTGGGTGAAAAAGCCAAGCGCCCGTAACGAGGCCTTGGACTGCCTGGTGTACGCGTATGCCGCGCTAAATCGGATGTATCAGCGTTATGACCGAAGAACGATCTGGGACCAGCTGGAAAAGCGACTAGAGAAACCAGGAGAAAAGACACGGCGAGCGCCGCTAAGATCAAGGGCAGGTACGCCGCCTTCGGCGTTCGTGTCGAATTGGTAAGCCGTGAACATACCCGCCACTATCCGAGCACTCGACACGATTCGGTGGCGTGATGGCGCAACGCGTGACAACTTGGGCAACACGATCGACGCGGCCAGTTGGACGCTGACGTACTACCTGCGGACTAATAAGGCAGCTGAAGGCGCGACCGTGGTGGGCGTGCCTGATGGCAGCGCGTGGGAGCTGATGATTGCCGCGGCCGTGAGTGCGGGCTTTGCGGCTGGCCAGTGGTTCTGGCAGGCGGTCGCAACCAAGGGCAGCGACGCCGTAACGCTGGGGGCTGGGCAGCTTGAGGTGCTGGCAGCGCTGGACTTCAGCGGCACGCCTGGCGCGTTTGATGGCCGCACGCAGCTACAGAAAGACCTTGAGGCGGTGCAAGCCACTATCCGCGCGATGGTCGCGGGCGGTGCAGTGGCCGAATATGCGATCGGCTCACGACGGCTCAAGAAGATGGAGCTAGCTGATTTGTTGGCGTTGGAAAGTAAGCTCAAAGGCGAGGTTAAGCGCGAACAAGCGGCGCAACTGCAGGCCAACGGCCTGGGTAACCCTCATAACCTGTTCGTGAGATTCTGATGGGCGTCCGGTCTGCGATCTACAGCTGGCTGCAGCGCGGCACCCCTGAACCGGCTAAGCCGCAGCGGCGGCGGATGTATGACGGTGCGCGGTTTAGCCGGCTGACGGCGGACTGGGTGACAGGTAACACCAGCGCCGACAGCGAGATTTATGGCAGCGCGCAGAAACTGCGTGACCGGGCCCGGCAGCTATGCCGCGATAACGATTATGCGCGGCAAGCGCTGCGGGCGATTGAGGCCAATGTGGTGGGCTCTGGCATTGCGCTTCAATCGCAGGTGCGCAAGCAGCGGGGCGGCAAACTTGACGAGACGATCAACGACGCGATTGAGGCCGCCTGGCGCAAGTGGGGCAAGGCGCAGTACTGCCACACGGCAGGCAAGCTGAGTTTGCATGACATCGAGCGGCTAGTAGTCCGCAGCGTGGCGGAATCGGGCGAAGTGTTTGTGCGGCTAGTGAAGCAACCGTTCGGCGGATCTGATGTGCCGCTGGCGCTTGAAGTGCTTGAGGCTGATCTGCTGGACGACGGGCTAAATGGCAAAAGCGACCAGGGCAACGAGATCAGGATGGGCGTTGAGGTCAACGAGTGGGGCCGGCCGGTGGCTTATCACTTCTTGGCTGCTCACCCTGGCGACTACCAGTTCAGCAACCAGCAGATCAGCACGCAAAAGCACAAGCGCGTCTTAGCCGACGATGTGGTGCACCTGTATCGCACCGAGCGGCCTGGGCAGACGCGCGGGATTACGTGGTTTGCATCGGCGATCCAGCGGCTGCACCACCTAGCGGGCTACGAGCAGGCCGAGGTGGTACGGGCGCGGGCCAGTTCGGCGCTGATGGGATTTATTACCAGCCCCGAGGGCGAGCTGGTGGGCGATGAGGTGTTTGAGGGCGACCGGGTAAGCGAGTTCACGCCGGGCGTGTTCAAGTACTTGGCGCCGGGCGAAAGCGTCACGGTGCCGCAGCTGGATGCACCAGATGGGCAATTCGAGCCGTTCCTACGGGCAATGCTGCGGGCGTTGGCTGCCGGCATCGGCTGCAGCTACGAAACGGTGAGCCGCGATTTCAGCCAAACCAACTACAGCTCAAGCCGGTTGAGCTTGCTGGAGGACCGCGACCAATGGCGCATCCTGCAAAACTGGATGGTGGAGACGCTGCACCAAAGAGTCTTTGATGTGTGGTTGGACATGGCGGTGCTGAGCGGCGCGCTGATACT